TATTGGTATATTAAAGGTAGGAGTAAAGTATGGTAATATCTGTTCTACTATTTGAGTTGCGTCATCCGCATTTTTTGCCATGACTGTTAAAGTAAATCCAATATCATAAGGGACTGGATTATATACATAATTTTTAGTATTTGGGTCTGTAGAATTTTGTCTAGACATTTTTTGTGTTTTAGAAAATTTTCTTTCTGGTGCATATGTAAATCCAGAAATTTCAAAACTCATTCTAGGCAAAGTGATTGCAACAGAATCTCCAAGATTTCCTGCTGGTTGATTTATTCTTGCCAGATATTTTTGTGAAGGGCCGTATGCAAGAGGAACCTTAATCGTTTCCAACACATCTCCATTGGCGTTTCTTCTATCGATAGTAATATCATCGAATATAGAACCAAATGCAATAACATAGTTTCTAATTGTACTTCTATAATATGGACTATTACCTAACATTAGTAATCCTCACTGAATGGGTTTCCAACAGTAAAGTCGATAACCTTTTCTACATTTGAACTTGAACCAGTGAATACTGTGTCTTGTCCAGAAGTTCCATCTGTGGTATCTGTTGTTTTGTTTTCTGTATATACAATCTGTTGCGTTGCACCCAATAGATAATTTGCACCACTGTCTCTACCAACAGTATTTGTGTTTTGTGCAAAACTCCCCGTAAGGTTTGAAAGTTTCAAAACCTTAGTTCCAGAATTCCAAGTTTCTACTGTACCTGTTGCTGTTGCTGAATCGAAGTTTGCACCCTGATATACTATTTCGCCTACGATAAAATCACCAGTTCCAGTACCCAAAGTTAAATCGACAGTAACAAATGTATGTTGTTGAATATCATCAATTTCATCAATTCCTGTATTAAACTTTTCACTTGAGAATTCAAATGATTCTGTCGATAGTCTATAGACATATCTTTTACCTAATTGCCAGAAGGAAACTTCGTCTTCTACAAATTTAATTTCATATACTTTATCTTGCAATGGCCAATATACTAAGTCGCCTTCTTGTGGGGTTTGGATTGTGGACTCTTCATCCCACCTTTTAATAGATACAATAAGATTTAATTGATCTCTAATTTCTAATCCAAACTTGGATAAGAAGTCTCCCTCTCCTTGGAAACCATCTGCATCTTCGATGTACATTTCTATAGAAAATGCATCGTTAAATTCACTTATAGTTGACTCGTTAAAAACAGTATCTTCGTTTACATCGGTTCTTTTCAGATAATACATATCCTGTCCATGAATCTGAATCGATTCAGCGACAAGATTTTCTGTTAAGGATTGCTCTGGTGCAAATGATATAGTGTTAAAATACTGATTTGTAGCCATATGACTATCCCACCATAATGTCTACAGGAAGTTCATAACTTAAAGACATTTCTTGTTCCAGTTGTTCTATTTCTTGATTTGCTTCATCAAGAATTCTGGAACCATTGAAGGTCACACCTCCAGGCATCGCAATGCCTTCGTACTTCGATAAATTCTCTCCCCATTGTTTTTTAATCAGTGCGGTTGCGTATCTTTTTAACCATCTGTCATTCCAAACATCTGTATAAACATTGGGGTCAAGAACCCTCATTGCTTCTACAATAATAAACTCACCAACAACTAATGCTTCATCCCAATCAATATCAAGATGAAGTTGGTTTTGATGTCTGTTAAATCTGATAGGAACTTGTCCAGTAATCATATCATTGACTAATTGAATATGACTTTGAGTCAATTCGTATGATAACATCTCCGTACTTCTTAAATTATAAACATCGTTTAAGAACATTTGATATCTAACATCAAACATGTTTGTACTGTGACTGAATTTTTCGTAAAGAGGAATTACTCTTTTAACTCCAATTACTAAGTCATTAATAGGAATATATCGATTTGTAATATCGTCTTCAGTTATTTGGTGCTTAAGAAAAACATCCTCTACCGCATCAAAATGATAGTCACGATAAAACTCTAGTGCATCGTCTACACGATCTTCTACTTGTTCATCTGCGACATTTATTTGAATAACTGGAGAACCTAGTTTTCTAAGACAATATTCTTTAAATTCAGCTCTAGATGTAACTACGGCCATGTCATACCTCTCTTTTGATATGACTATTTATATGTTTTTTAAGTTAACCTTTTAATGGTTCTGTGGGCGGTGTAAAGTTTGCGGTGTATCGTGCTAGGCCTTTGGTAACACGAAAATCTGAAATATATCCATTCAATAAATAAGGACTACTGTACCATCCTCCTATAACCAAATCTGTGCCGGTATAAATGTTTGTATCAGCTGTAGAAATTAATTCAGTGCCATTTACATATAATTTTGCAGTTCCAGAATTTCTAACGTGAGCTACATGATACCAAGTACTTGCAACAGCAGCTCCAGTATTAGCAAATACTACGCTAGTGCCAACATAGATAGCCCAATTCCCACTGTTGGCCATACCCGCAGCTGGCCCTAAAACACTAGAGGTTAGGACACCGTTAGCTAGTTGATAAAGCCCCATGCCTACTGTAGGATCTGTATTAAAATAAATCCACGCTTCTATAGTAAAATCATCTGACCCCAAAGCTAACACATTCGAAGCGGCGTAATCACCACTGCCATCAAAATACATTGACTTAGTATCCGCAAACTTAACCTGAGTCGTTGAACCAGTAGTATTACCAATCAACTTTAGGTTAGCGTTTTGAGACTTATCTATAATCGAAGCGTCTGTTCCAATTACATGAACCGCTGCGGCCGAAGAACTAACTGGTTCAGTTGGTGGTGTAAAGTTTCCTGTATATACAACTGTACCATTAAAAACACGCAAATCAGAAATGTACCCATTAAAGTCACTATCACCAGCGCTACTACTACCAATTAAAATTGCTTTATCCCCTGTTCCTGTTGCACTTCCTGTACTTGTGTATGTTCCAACAGATTCACCATTGATATACATAGTAAATGTACTTCCTGATCTAGTAATGGCTACATGATACCATTGATTATCACTTATTGGGCCACTAGCAATTAGCATTGCATTACCCCCAATGCCTTGCATTGCTAAACATATAGAATCATTATCATCATTGTGTTTGTATAATATCGACAATTGATTTGATCCCCACGGAGTGTTCTGTGGGCCAATTTGTAATACTCTTGGATAATTACGAGCTTTACTAATACCATATACCCAACAATCTATAGTAAAATCGTTAGTATCAAGTGTTAGTTCAGAGGATAATGCACTTTGAACATATTGTCCCGATCCACCACTTGTTGCAGTAGAACCACTGGTATCAAAATAAATTGAACCACCGTGTGTTGCTGAATCGTATGAAAGATAATCATATGGGCTAAATGGTTGCGTTGAAACGTTACCGGCGACACCCACCGTATGATCATTTGTTGAACCATCAGTAATGTATGGTAAGTGGCAAGTAAGTAGGCTAGTATTTGTGATTGCTGTAAGGCGTGTTGTTGGCGGTGTAAATGCAGAAGTATAGACAGCGGTGCCTTTGACGATACGCAGATCACTAACATACCCATTTACACCAACCGTATTCAAATACGAACTTCCAATTCTAGGGTATGTTGAACCGCCAGAAAAATTTGTTGTATCTGAGTAGTTCGAACCTTCTTGTACACCATTTATGTATAACTTACTTGTGCCGGAGCTTCTTACAAGTGCAACGTGATACCAAGCACCGGCGACCAATGCAGTAGTCGATGAAATGCGATCTCCGGCAATATAATAATTTAAAATGTTTGATGAGTTTCTATAAATCGCTACTTGAGCATTTCCAAAATTATCAAGAATGTTTTGTTGTGTTCCTGAAACATTAGGGTAATACCAAAACTCACAGGTAAAATCGCCAGTCCCAAAATTTGTTGTATTTGTTGAAGATGATGGTTCTAAATAATCCCCACTACCATCAAAATAAGTCGAGTATCCACCATGCCTATACGGACTAAATGAACTTGATGTGGGTGCATTTATAGGCGAAAGTGTTAATGCATTTGTTGAAGAATCTGTAAAACTACTATTATTTGATGTATCTACCGCTGTTGCTAATAAAGTTGTGTAATTACTATTTAAAACCTGAAATTGCAAGGATATAGATGTATTTGTACTCACCGCTCCATTCACACCATCAGTCGCATTAAGTGTTAAAGTAAATGTACCAGCGTCTGCTTCTGTAGTGCTAGGTGTAATAGTAAATACATTATCTGCTTGACTTATTGTAGCGATGCTACCAAGTCCACTTGTAGAATAACTCCATGTCAGAGGGAATCCTTCTGGGTCTGTAGAAACAGCAGTAATAACTGTAGGTGTTCCATCTATAGCGAGTGAATAAGTTCCATCCACTCCAGTGATCGCACTAGGCGAATCGTTTTGTACTGTAGCAATCTTATACCAACCAGTTCCAGAATAGAGATAAAGATTGTTGTTTGCGGTAACAAATGCTTGATCTCCATCAGACATTCCAGTTGCAGCTATTAACGCAGTCATATCTGCATAGACAGTTATAGATGCACCACCACCAGAAGAAACTTCAGAACTTTCCCAATAACCTTTTGTGGCATTGTAAACATATGTTACATTACCCTCTGTTACTTCTTGTGCATTTGTCGGATTGCTTGGAAAATTAATTGCCATTTTTTACCTTTATTTAACCAAATGTTACACTTCCAGAAGAAGTGAATGATAAAACCTTTGAATTTCCAGTAGTGGTTTCAGTAAATCCAGTTCCTGTTGCAGTAATTCTATTAGGTATTTTTATAATGACAATACCCGATCCACCATTAGAATTGGAACCAGAACCACCGCCACCGCCACCGCCTGTATTTGGGACTCCATCATCTGTAGAGGCGTTGTAAGAAGCAAAATAAGTAAATCCAGCGCCACCACCTCCAAGACCTCCAGCTCCTTCCCCAGCGTTATAACTGCCGCCGCCTCCACCACCAGCATAATAAGTAGCGGTTCCAGTGATATCATATTCTAATCCATCACCACCAATTTTTGTAGTGTAATCGCCACCGACAGCACCAGCACCACCACCAGCACCGGCTGGGCTGTTTGATACAGCGGAACCATTTCCACCATCATAACCTTGTCCAGAAACCCCAGAACCCCCAGGCATTAAGGGGCCACCTCCTGCGTAGTTGCCGCCGCCACCTCCACCAGAACCACCGTCACCACCAATATATCCTGCGTTATAATTAGAACCATTTGTGTAATTGCCGGCGGCACCACCCCCGCCGCCGATTGCAGTATAGGTAGATGTGGTTAATCCATCTCCACTTATTGAACTATTTTTACCATGTTCACCACCCCAACCTAAGGGCCCAAAATTATTGATATTGCCGCCATCTCCAACC